GATGAGCGCATTCGCGTTCTCTCCTTCCACTGCTCGAGCAGTTCTTTGTTAGTGGTCTCAAGGATCATGGACTTGGCGGCGGCCGGGGGAAGATCTTTCAAGGCCACGGAAGTGTCACCCCTGCCAGTCTCGATCTCGGACAAGGTGCCTTCGTCAACGAGGGTTTGGATGATCTTGTGGGTAGAGATGGCCTTGGCCCACCAGCGAAGGGAGACCTTGTTGGGGCCGGGGATAAGCTTTACGCCATCGTGCTCCATGGTGGAAGGGCGGGCGTAGTTAACCAGGGTCATGACGGAAGCGTCTACCTTCTCCCATTCGGCCTTGGGGGCGGTCTGCATAGCTTTGTCAGTAGCGTTCGATTGGTCGTTCTTGCTCACGGTGAGTGCTCCTTAAATAGGTGAAACAGGATTAGCCACTATTGAAACAAAAAGGCCCCGGAGGCGCAAGGCTTCCGGGGCCAGTCTGGGCATAACCCTAGGTCTAATTAGACCTTAAAAGCCGTCAGCATAAGCGACGGAAAGAGGGTAGTACACGATCACGCCGCCGTTGCGGGCGTGGCAAGGGACTTCAAACTCAAGACCCTTGGGCTGTACATCAAGCTGCTCGAAGTCTTGGGGCACTTCGGCGGTCAGCTTCTTCTTGTCCTTCTTGTAGGCCAGCATGCGGCGAGTTCCGCCCGATCCTGCGGTCTCCAATTCGGTCAAGGTGTACACGTTCTTGATCTCAGGATGGTCTTGCTGGAAGCGTGTCCAGATAGACTTGTCAGCGTTGTCGCCGATAGGAGTTGCCTTCAGGAAGTTGAAGGCGGTCAATGGCATGACCAAAGAGTCAGCGGCCTCAACCTTCTTGGTGTTCTCGGGGATGTAGTTCACCAATTTATTGAGGTCGCGCAAGATCAGCAACGGGGTCTTGGTAGACCACAAGATGCTTGATCCGGTGCCGTCAGCGGGGAAGGTGGTGGTAGAGATGTTGGGATGGTTAATGAAACCGTTCAGCTTGTGAGCGGAGTCACCAAACAAGAAGACGTCATTTTCCTTCTGGCGGACAGCGCGTTTGGCAGCGTCGGCCTTCTTGCGCTCAAGAGGCTTGCCAGCATACTTGGCGTTTCGGATCTCTTGGATGTTGTAACCGTAGGAAGCGCCCAGTGAGCGGATGGGGGAGATGAATTCTTTCCCTTTAACGTCCGCGCGGGGAAGGGCGGTGTTGTAGGAAGAGATCACGATGGCCATACCGACTTGGTCGTATTGCTCATAGCGAATGAATTCCGCACCGGGATCAACATCCATGGACACTGGGAGGATGTTGCGGGCCTCGAGCTCGGGGTATTCGATGTCGTATGTTTCGGACTTGGTCGCTTCCAGTTCGCGGTCGAAGAAGATCGACTCTTGGCTATCGAGGTTGATGTATTTCTTAGTCATTTCAATCATTCCTTTGTTTAAAAACTATTTAAGATCCGTTGCTTCCTGCTCGACCTTAGACGAGGTTGACTTCCAACACGGCCAGTTCTCCAGCGCCGCAAGAAGTGATCCAACGTGCGTTGGGGAGGACAGCGGTTTCCATAGAAACAGCAGCGCCCAAGAAGCCGCCAACCACGCCCGAGCCTGCAACGTAGCGAACGTTAACAGTGGAATTGTAGGCGGTGACTGCGTCTTCGGACTTCACCCAGATGCGGCCTTTCTTCATGACGTCGAAAGGTTTCTTGATCTCATAGTTAGGATCAAGGCCGTCGTTTTTAGATTGGTTGTTGTGCGAGTGGGCAACAACGCCAATTGCCTTGCCGGTGATGTCAGCGGCGGCGGCGGGATGCTTGGCGGTCAAGTCACCATCGTCAAAGGAAACAAGGCGGCCGATGTAGATCACGCCATCCTCATTAACCTTAGTTACGATGTCCTTGCCTTGATAGGTGTCCGCGATCAATCCAGCGAAAGAAGCGGCCTGTTTAACACTGTATGAAGTCTGCATCTAGTTCCTCCTTGGGGACTGTTTATATTCAACGTTTAAATTACTTGCTAGCTCCGCCATTTTTAGTGCGCTCTTGTTGACGCTTGAATGCTTCTTTAGAGTCACTCACGCCATCTTTAGAGTCGAAGCGATTGCCAAAGGCCTTGCGCACTTCTGCTTGCTCCTTGATCTCTTCTTCGATGGTCTCAGAGATCGAGTCAAAGCGAGCGGCCAGGTAGTGCTCAGACTTGCCTTCGACGTCAACGGAAGAACGCTTTTTAACAACGTCCTTGATCAACTCGGCGTTGGACTTCTTCTTGAGATCCTCTTCCTTGGAGTCGGTGATCACATGCTTGGCAACGGAGAGAACGCGAATGCGCTCATCAACGGCGGCCTGGGAAACGGCGAGATCTTGGGAGTCGGTACGTGCTTTTTTCTCGGCGGCCAACTTCTCCTTGGTCTCGTCCAGTTCGGCGGTCACGCTGTCCATTTTTTTTTCGGTCTCCAGTACCTTTCCCTCGGCGGCCTTCTGCTTTTCAGCGGCGGCATCCAGGGCGACCTTGGCGTCAGCTTGCATCTTGCTTTGTTGTGCCTCGTAGGCCGCGGCCAGTTCGGGCGAGCAGTCAAACTCCTTGCCGTCGATCATAATTTTTTTCATTTCTGGATCTCCTTGTTGGTTATCGGTCACGTTGATCGCGTCATCACTATCAGTGCGCAGGATGCGAACGTCGGGTCCAAGACGTCCGGCCCTGGTTTGAGCAACATGGTTGTAAACAATGTTGCGCTGTCGGTGCGTGTACTTCTGCCCCTCGTACTCGCCTTCACTCTCTTCTAGGTCGCAGCTATAGCCGCAAGAGACTTCCACGGCCTTGCCATTCTTGGCCGCCGCAATGGCCTCTTCGTCCATGATCTGGAGCTCGGATGCCAGATATTCACCATCCCGGATGACCTCACCCGAAAGGTAGCCGCGCATGTGGGCCTTAACCGTCTCGGGGGACAATAGTCCGCCATCAACCTTGGGATGCTCGAGCGTGGTAGGGACTCCTCGAAGGGTCGCCATCGATGCACTGTCAAAGACATCCTCGGGATGCCTGAGCTCGATCATGATCTTCCCGTCCGGGCGCTTGTACTTAAAGACGCCGGTCTTTGTGATCCGAGCGGGCACAAGCAGGAAGCCTTGCGGCGTGATCCTGACTTCCCCCATGGAGCCTTGGTCAAATCTGTTTACTCTACGCATAGTAACCATGGTCACAGAATTTATTTTTTTTGCAAGAGACCACTATTCTTCCTGATCCTGAATGCCTGGCAAGATGTCGCCGAGGTATGGCTCGGCCGTGCAGCGACACTGATAGTCCTCACCTGGATGCCCAGTATCTGCAGGGGGATCATTCCAGGCGTAGTAGTTCCCTTCCTTCTCTCGATGAGAGTCGCGTTCGCGACCGTCAAGCGTGCCTCTCCAGATGTATCCCTTAATGCCTAGCGATCTTTGTCGGGCCTCGGTCAACTGCCCATTGAGTTTCGCCATCTGATCCCGAGCAATAAACTTGGCCCGGCTAAGGACCGTTCCTCGCTCTGGATTGATGTAGTCCTCAATCTCTTTGACCGTCTCTTCCCATCGCCGACCGGTCCTGAAGGAATTGAAGACCACGTCCTCGACCTTTTTGACAGAGTCATCAACAAGGGACTTTATTAGGGCCACATTGTTTTCGGTGAAGAGGGACATGGTCGCGCCCAGTTCTTGGTTTCCCAAGAAAAGGTCCACCCCTGCGACGCGCTCGAATTGCTTCTCGGTCGCCTTGCGGTTGAAGTTGGCGGCGCTACGGCCATTGCGCTCGATGATCTTCCTGAGCTCTTCCTTTGAATACCGCTGAGAGAGCGTGATCCGAATGCCGTCAAGGATCTTGAAGGTGTCGTCATGGGCGGCGTCAGTTCTAACCAGCGGAAGATCTTCGACGACCTTTGTCTGCAGTTCGGGTAACTCCTGGAGCAGGCGAGTCCGGTAGATCTCGGCGAGGCCCACAATGACCTTCTTAATGTCCTTGAAGTACTCACGCTGCGCTGCCAAGGATGCGCCAACGCTTCCCGCGCGAGGGACCTTGCGCTTGCGCGCGAGGCCCTTGCGGAATAGTTTTTGGTTGAACTGACTCACCTACAGCTTCCGAATGAAGTTGTAACCCCATGCCGTGTAGTCGTCGCTGCCAGATATTTTGGCACTTATGGAAAGCATGGGATGTGACTTGGTCACCTTGATTTTGACCGTGTACTTCTCGTTCGCTCTAAAATCCAGCGAGGTCATGCCACTCATCTGGGTCTCTCCAGAGCTCGCCACAACGTTTCGCTTATTGAGAATAAACCAGTAGTCGTCCTCAGGATCTTCTCTTTTAAAAATGGCGATTTCGATCGTCGCCACATTTTCCATGTCGGTAATTTTAAACTGCCCGTCGAATAGATAGATGCCTTGGACCCCGACAATAAAGTCATCGTTGGAGATATCGTAATTAGACTGCGTGTCCCAAAGAACATTTGGGCCAGAGATGACCGCCCACTCTTCGTCTTCAATCAGTTGATCAACGCCATCCTTGTCCACCGCAAAAGATGGTTGGTAGAAAGACTCGTCACCAGCAGGCGCGGAAGCATATTTTAAGAGCTTCTCTTCCCACACTTCTTCGCTGGTAGAGTCTGGGAGAGTCAAAGAGCCAATGACATCTCCAAGGTAGTTGAGAATATTTCGAGTTTCCATAAATCTCCTAAAGTGAAACCTTGCAAGATCCGCCCTGGCCGCCGACGCCGCCGGTGACTCCAGAGCCAACCGTGCCTGCAGATCCGGCCGCGCCAACTGTTAGTGTCCCCAGGCCGGTGGTCACGTTGAAGAGTTGAATTCTTCCACCGTTTCCGCCTGCCCCGCCGTTGCCTCCAATCCCGGTCCCAAGCCCGTTCGACCCGTTGCCGCCGTTTCCGCCGGATGCATCGATAAGGTCAGCAATAACTGGGCCCGTCTTTTTAACGTACGCAATGTAGATGTATCCACCACCGCCGCCGCCCGCGCCGCCCGCGCCGCCCACGTTTCCAGCGGCCGGTGGATTGTTTTGTCGTCCACCAATCCCGCCAATGGCAGTGATCGCGCCCGCAGGAGTCGAAGGAGAGGTTATGATCTCGCCCACGTAAAGAACGAGAACGGCCCCACCTGCGCCGCCGCCTCCTCCGCCTCGAGAAGAGTTGGCACCGTCGCCACCTCCTGAGTTACCGCCACGGCCACCTGCACCGCCTGACACCTGAGTAGCACCACGTAGGAATTGATATTCAAAGCGCCCGAAGTGAATTGTCGTCGCGACCGCACCACCGGCAATTGCCGCCGCTGCAAGGCCTGATCCCCCTGCGCCCGATGCACCACTGGCCCCGCCGTTTCCGCCGTTTCCGATTGTCACGGCCCCGCCCGCTGCGCCTTGGACACCGTTATTGGTTACACCGGCCGCACCTGCACCGCCGGCCGCATTGGTCGCGAGCACCCTGGCCGTGAACGCCGCACCTCCCGCTGCGCTGCTATTGCTACTGCTTAGAGCGCCGTTGTTTCCATTCCTGGAAATAGCACCGGCGGGAGCGTTCGAAAGGTCTAAGGTCTTGGCGTAAATGATGTAGCCATCCGGATTGAGTGCCGCGATGGAATTGAGGGTTAGAGTGTCATAGTAAAGAATGTCCGGTGCCGTCAGCGCCCCGGACAAAGTTAGGTTTCCATCCGACCCGTCCCCAATATCCTGCATGAGGTTTTCTTCTTCCCATGCCGGGGCACCGCCCACCACGCGAAGAATGGCATCGGGCGCTCCGATACCGAGCCTTGCAGGAACGCCTGCGGCCCGTGTGATCAAGTCGCCGTTGGTAGTCATAGGATCGGTCATCTTGCCGGCCAGCGCGGTATTCACAGCATCCGCAGCCGGGGCCTTTACGGCCGAACTAGACAAGTCATTCTGGACGGCGGCGGACTGAGCGGCCGTCGTGAAGTCCGAAATGGTACTGGCAAGTTGGACGCCGGTATGGTTAGCGCGCGCAAGAAGAAACGTTTTGATGGCGGTGGAAAGAGCGGGGTTAGGGAAGGTGCCCGTCAACTCTCCACCGGCCGGGCCGGTCAGTTCCTTGAGGTTACCGATTAAATTCCAGCTACCGCCCATTTTGAAGTAGACGTTGAAGAGCGAGGAGTCAGTATCAATGGCAAAATCATTATTCGCGCCGAGGCCTGAGCTCGGTACTCCCGCCGTGCGAAACCACGTAGCGCCCGGGGCCCCGTCATCTCCATCCAGTCCGGGAGCACCGTCTGCGCCATCGATCCCATCTAGGCCATCCGCACCGTCGCTTCCTGGCACCCCTTGCAGACCCTTAAGATCCGCAATGAAAAGCCAAGTGGATACGCCGTTTTTGCGGTAGTAGCTCTGATTGGAACTGGCCACGTCAATATAGAGATCACCGATGATGCCAGCGCCTGAAGAAGGAGCGCCCGATCCTGTTAGGATAAGGCTTCCTGGAGCGCCATCTGCACCGTCAGCACCGTCCTCGCCATCTGCCCCCGGCGGCCCTATTGAAGCATAAGACAAGGGGGCGAAGACCTTTCCGGTCAATGGGCCATCTAGCAAGGTGCCGTCTTGTAGAGTCCTGACAATGCCCTTGAGTACGCACGTCATACGATTGCCTCGGCCACTTGGATCTGGTTATAGAACTGGACGATGGTCAGGTCTGCACCGTCGGCCACGTAGGAGTCGATATTCAAAACCCCGCTTGCGAGCAGTAGTGTTTGAGCATCTGTCAGCGCCAACGTTGCCTCACCCGCAGCGGCCGAAGTCACCGTGGCCGCGATCGTCGTGAGTACTGAGTTTATTTTGAGTTTGAAGTTGACCGTCTTTCCGGTGAGGTCAAGCGCACGACCGTCCGACAGTTGGTGCAAAAATAGAAGCACCTTGTCTTCGCCCTTGATGATCTTTACTGGATAGTTCATATAGCTCTCTCCTCTTAATTAGAAACATTCTTAAAGCAGCACGATGGGACCAAGGCCATCCGCGCACGGGCGGGCGGAACGCAGTAGTGGAAAAACGCTAGGGCCATGGCGATAGGAATTATGTCCTTAATCAGCTTGACCACTTCTCACTCCATGAGTTTATAGTTCGACGCTACTATCAACCATGATCTCTTCTTCTTCTAAATCAACGTCTTCACACTTCTCATCTTTGGCGTTCGAGATCTCCTCCTCGAGCTCGGACTCATCGTAACACTCGCCGAGAGCGTCGATGCATTCTGGGTCTTCGAACGAGTGGCCCTTGGGGATGAGTGCGGCGATGGCGAGCACTGCCAGGAGTGCACGAAGTAAAGGCATCACTTGGACCTCCCTTTGATGCGGACTTTTGAAATTTCGAAATATTCTTTATCTAGCTCGATACCTATAAAGCAGAAGCCTTCTTTTTTTGCGCCAACGCCGGTTGATCCGCTTCCCATAAATGGGTCGAGCACCGTTCCGCCCGTGGGCGTGATCAGGCGGCAAAGGTAGGACATGAGTTTGACGGGTTTCACAGTGGGATGGTGATTGGCGCGCGTGGCGGTTTGCCTCTTGTCTCTTCGTTCCCAAGAGTTTCCACTTGGACGCTCATCCCCAATCTCGACAAGTTTTTCTGGCATCCCTTCAAGTCCCGCATTGCGCTCGGACTTGCTCGCCTTGGCGACGTAAAAAAAGCGGGAGGCACCGCCGGAGTCGCCCCCGACGCCGTCGCCATTCCCTTTACCTAGTCCGCTTCCTAGGGTTTTTCCGTTCTCTTTATTAGATTTATTTTTGTTCCCGGTTCCGCTCTTAAGCGTCCCGCTCTGCTCATCCAGCGCCGCCGCGGCTTCCTCGTCTAGGATTAGGTTGGCGGGCCAGCGACCTAGAGGACTTGGGGCCATGTGAATTTCAACGCCTTCGTTCCCCTGATAGCCCATCTTTCCATTAGATTTTCGACCGCGCGACATATCCTGAGCTTCAAGATTGGTCTCGACCCGGCACCCGTCCACATTGATCGCCCCCGTGCCCCACTTCTGTACGTTCTGGGCGACGGTTAGCCCCTTCTCAAGAGGCTTGCGGGCGAGGGTCCAGAAGTCAGAATTTACGTTTAGCTTGTCGGTAAGTGAGCCCGAATCGCGCAGGACATCGTATTCCGCATCTGTGCTTAGAATGCAGCTCAGCTTGACGCTTGCGCTTGCTAAAAGGCTTTCGACAATAGGTGCAGCGGACAGTAATCCACCTGGATCTGTCCCTGATTGGGGCGTGCTCCTTTGTATGGTCCGCAACAGAAAGCACTTCAAGATTTTCAATTCTATTGTCAGACTTGACGCCATTAACGTGGTGAACGTGCTCATGTTTTTTGAGACGTCGTCCAATATGGTTTTCCATAATTCGGCGGTGCTCAAGAACGTAGTCTTTGCCAATGCGGATCGCAATATATCCATCCGACCGCTCAAAGCGCCCAGTGTATTGGTGCCGCTTTCGGCAATCCATTGAGCAATACTTGACGCCTCGGCGGACCCTTTTTGGCTTAACGTTGAATTGTTTTCCGCAGCTAAGACAATCGACAGATACAGGCATAGCAACTCACTCACGTCGTTAAAGATTGTGAGTTCTATACCGTTTTTGCGAGCTAAAGTCATGTGCTCGGTTGCCGGCTTAAGGGCGGTGCCCCATCCTTGCCATTGCTTAGCGGAGTCGGTGGCGGGGGTTGTAATATCCCAAGATCTAGACATTTTCCCATCCTGGATAAGCCCATTATGGTAGAGACCATTCTGTGCGTGATTGGAATCATTTTTTCGATAAACCTCCCGCCCAACGACCTCGCGCTCGGCACCCGCCGCCTTATCAATCGCCTTGCTAACGTCCATGGACTTGGGGAAGCCCGATCCGTACAGCCAAGTGACCACGTCGCGGATCTCGAAACCAGCGTCCTCGATGTTAACAGCCATCCTGTGCTGAGTGCGTGTCCCGCAGGCAATAAGGGCATGCCCGCCGGGCTTAAGGACGCGAAGGCACTCCTTCCAAACATCGACGCTCGGTATCTGGTAGTCCCACTTCTTTCCCATGAAAGAGATGCCATAGGGAGGATCGGTAACGACTGCATCGATTGAGTTATCGGCCATGCCGCTCAGGACTTTTAAACAGTCACCGTTTTTCAGAGTCACCTTCACCCTAGCCCTCCCTGGACTTGTCGCTAATCTTGCTCAGTTCTTCCTTGGCCCAAGCGACGCCTTCAGATCCGCCCCATAGGAGCGCGCTGATATGGGCGGATGCCGGCCCCTTGTCCTTGTCGGTCTTAGTACTGTCGGATCGGGCGACGGACTTGGCGGCCTTGACCATTGCCTCGAGCTCTCTCTTGGTCATGTCCCTTCCCTCGGCGATGGCGCGAGCGATCAGGACGGAGCTCTCGTTGCCCCCGCGCCCGTAGCGCGCGCGAAGATCTAATCCCATCTGTGCATTGGATCTGGCCTTGGCGGGAGCAATCACGCCCTCAAGGGAGTCGGTGCGAGTGCTATCGAAGCCGCCCTGGGATGGATCGAAAGGCGCAGGCGCGGGGACGTCCTGCACTAGCTCAAGATCCTCGGCGCTAAGCTGCCCTTCGATGGAATACTTCTTTCCGCCGAAGCGGTTTTTGGCGATCTGACTGGAGGACATGACGCCCATTTCCCAATAGCGTTGGTCAGTGGCGGACTGCTTCTCGCGCGCCTCAACCTCTTCCTTCATGTCCAGTTGGTAGAGCGGCTCAAACTCAACATCTAGTTTCGCAACATCCATGCCCATCTCGGCGGCGACCATGCGCGCCCCCTTGAGGATCTGCGGCTTCAGGCCGTGCTCTTGGATGGACTCGAGGTAGTCATACCAGTAGTCCTGCTCATGTCGCCCAGATCCGCCCATACCTTCAGGAGAGTCACCGAAAAGGACAGTGTGTGGGAATTCACTCTCCGCAACGAGGCGGGTCTCGACCTTGTCCAAGAGCTCGCTGATCCCGGTTACGGGGCGTCCTTCGTTCTTGTACTCCTCACCGTCGGCATCGAGCATGATCGCGCGGGCGATGCTTCTTGTTAGGTTGACGATCTCCATGCGTTTTAAGACCGAGTCATCTTGGTCGGCACCAATCTGCTGCGCGAGGTTTTTGATCTTGAATACGGCCACTGAGAAGTCGGTGATCATGTTGGCGCAAGAGGAGTTGCTGACCTCATAGTCTCGGATGCTCTCGGTCATGGAGGACAAGACGCTGTCACCCCAATACTGGTTTTGGACCCAGAGCCGTTTGGGCAACGGGAGGCCATCAAAGATAAGCAAGCGGCTTGCGTGGATCTTGGTCATGGCGTTGCCGGTAGCGAAGCGGGGGAAGAATGTATAGGCCAGGGCCTTCTCATAGTTCGGCTGCAGGATGTCCTTCTGAAGATCCTCGTACATCGGGTAGAGCTCGAAACGGTGAAGCGTGACGAAGGACAGGATGCGCTGACCGGGGCGATAAGGATCGGCGACCAATCCACCGTCGGTCATGGCGAAGACCGCAGCGCCGCCGTAAAGCCTAGACCACTGCTTGGCCTTGGCGATCCTGGCCGGGAATTCCATGACCTCCAAGCGATCAGTCAGAAGCTTTATCTGATCGGGCTCAAGGCCCACAAGCTTCCATCCCTTCTTAAGCGCGTCGTCTATTGGACGGTCGCAGATCTTGCGGGCCATCTTGCTGCCAGCATAGAACGCCTCGAGCGCCTGCTCTTGCGGCTTCTGCCACTCGACGGTAGCGCCCATGCGCTTGTCTTTCCCGGCAACGCCTAGGCCCGTGATGACGTTGGACCATCCATCAAGCTTGACCGCTCGAGCTAGTCGCTTCTCTTCGGCGGTCGGCTCCCGCGAGGACTTCTTGTTGGTTTTGGACATATAGAAAATCTCCCGTGATTTACATCTTGGTCATATTTTTAAGTAGGTCTGTGCCGCTGCCCCTCAATCTTAGGAGCGCCTGCGTCACCATGTCCACTTGGTCATCGTGGGCACAACCTGGGCCGAATGAAACCATCTCCTCTATGAAAGCATGGACCCAAGGGACGTCAAACATGGTTGGATCTGGTAGCCAAAAATTGCCGCTCTCGAAAACGCCGGACACTGCCCATGCGCGCGCGGACTTGTTGGTCTTGGGATCGTAGGCGACGAGTCCAGGGATATCGCGCTTAAGGCTCTCGATGATCGCAGGGCCGTTGGCCTTGTCCTCGACCACCTTGGTGAATGCGTTGGGATGCTTGCCCGACATGGTCTTGACCACGCTTTGGGTTTCGGTGAAGCCAAGCTTTTTTCTCACGACGTCAGTCAGGTAGAAGTCTGCCCCCTTCTGGGCCATGTGCCCAATGCACACGTAGTCGCTGTCCTTGGAGTCCTTAAAAGCGCAGTCGAGTGACAAGATCTCGATGTCCAATCTTTGGGGGAGCTCCTTGTAAAACTTAAAGTGAGACCGCTTGAAGATCGACCCGTCCGGCACCGTTGGTCGCTGCTGGTAGAGCGCACTGAAGTGACGGGCCCCAAGCGCCCCCTTGATCTGTCGCAGCTTCTTGATGGGATACTTGTTGGACCATAGGGCATCGCCCCGCTGTCTTGGGTCGCGTGGGTTTAGTTCGATCGACTCGTCCTCATGGGCAATGCCGGGGATCTCTATGACCTCCCATCCTTCCGGCTCGACGCCATCCTCTGGAGAGCGCTCCCGCTGGAGCAAGCGACCGACGAGATCGTCCTCATGCCATCGAGTCATGATAATTATTATGGCCGCGTCCTTCTCTTGGCGCGTGTAGAAGGTCGTACGATACCACTCATCTACAGCATCCCTAATCGTCTTGCTCTCCGCCTCTTCGATGTTCTTGAATGGGTCATCCACCAAGAGGATGTCACCCCCCATCCCGGTGATCCCGCCCCCGACGCCCGCAGAGCGATACATGCCCTTGTGCCCGACAATCTCGAAGATGTCAGAATTCCGCAGGGCCTTGCCCTCGGCGCTCGATCTCACGCTGGAGCCGTTTAGAGTAGTGGCCGGGAAGATCCGCTGATACCTGGACGAGTCCATGATCTTCTGCACGTCCCGGTTGATCATCTGGGACAAGTCCGCCGAGTAGGATGCGGCCAGGAAACGGATATTGGGAAACCTCCCAAACGCCCAGGCCGGGGCCTTCTTGGACGCGATCTCAGTCTTCCCGTGCCTGGGAGGGAGAGAGATGATCACGCGCTTCTTGCGTCCCTCGATGACGTCCTGGAGAACGTCGCACAGTAGGTCGTGGTGCCAATTGAAGTCGAAGCCTTGATGGGTCACCCGGACGAATTCCTTAAGGCTTCGCCTGGCCAGCTCGTCATCGATGAGATCAATCGGGATCGCCGGGACGTTGATCATTCCAGGTCGCTCCCTTCTGTGTCTGGAAACCTCGTCACGATAGCCTCATCTAGGGCCTCGACAGGCGGAGTGACGCTGGCCTCGGATGCGGCCGGATATTCCAGTTGGCCGGTCTCCGCGACAGGTTGACCCTTCGCCATGATCACCTGGAGAGACCTGAGCTCCTCGACGGTCAGCTTTGAGAGATCGATCTGCGGGGCGCTCGAGGATGTCTTGACCTCGATCGGGATCGCTCCTCCCTCCGCTCCTGCCAGGTTTACGTTGAAGGTCATAAGCCTAAAGTGCTTGGCGAGACCGATGAGCATCTCCCCCTTGTCCCAGTACTTCAGCTTCACATTGGTGGATGACGACCCCTTTTTGTTTCGACTCTCCTTGACCTCGTACCCGGAAATTGTCCGACGCACATGGGCGGGCATCGCGTCCATGGGGAGCAGCTTCCCGTCGGGTCCATACGCCTCACCCGGATCAGAGAAGGCGAGGAGGCGGAGCTCATCCAAAACCATCTGAGCGGTCAACTCAACTTTGGCGGCAACGTTCGCTGCTAGCACCGCGACACGCTCTTTGACTGTAGTTTTCTGGAGCAATTGCCAGCCGATGGAAGAGGCATTCTTTCGACTATAGCCTGCCCTGATTGCCGCTGCGGTAGCGTTGCGATCAACTATGTACTGCTGGCAGAATAGTTCCTGCATCGCGTTCGCCTTGATGCCTGCTTTGGTCTTCTTCTCCGCCTTTGGTCTAGGCTTGCGCTTCTTGGGTTTCGCCGTCTCGGTTTCTTCGCTCATAAGTCCCTCCATGGGCATGTCTTAATTGTGCCACGCAATGCAGGCGTGAGCATTGGTGGTCAGGTGAGTAGGTCCATCTCTTCTGGGCAATCCTGTTTGGCGCGAGTGAGCCAATTGCGCATTGTCCTAACTGATATGCCCGCAAGCTTGGCCGCCTTTGTCCTATTGCCTCCCGTATGAGCAAGCGCCTCTCTGAGAAACTCAGCAAAGAAAACATTCGCAGCATTGCTCTTGGGCCAGCGGTTGATCTTCAGCTCGAAGGGGCGATCTGGGCCCGCAGGGAAGTCTGGGAATAGTTCTAGCTGGCCTCCGACGGTTGGACGGGCATCAAGCTTAGGATGCATTGAGAACATGGTTGGCTTCATGTCCCGGATCTTGGTTAGGCCCTCAAGGAGCGAGTGCTCAACGTCTCGCACCCTCCAGGCCTCGGCGACCTCTTCTTCCACGTCCTCGAGGCAAGCAAGCAGTAGCCTGCAAGCGGATTGCTCCCGCGCCCAGTTGATCGAGTCCAGGAATGCCTGTCGCTCTGGCCTGGCAAGATCCTTCGCCTTGGTGCGAGCGTAGACCCTGAAGTCTGGGATCGTCCGAAGGGGCATCTCAATCATCTGGTTTCCCCGTCCTTAAAAAATTCTTAAGCACGTCCGACGCGGGCAAGGTGCGTGAGCACCGGTGCCTGCTTTATTATAGCACCGCGCAGGAATATGCGGCGCTGTATCCAATCCACCGCTTCAAAACATCTTTTTGGATAACTACCTTGGAGGCCATCGCAATACCGTGTGAGCGATGTCGATGAGGAGACAGATCGCCACCCCGCCAACAAGCACCCATCCAATGATCACGGTTAGGAAGAAAAAATTAGACACGCTGATCATTTGCGCGCCCACATGCGGCGCACCGCCTCAACTGTCCTTTGAAGGTTTTCCTGGTTAAGGATCGCTAGCTCGGGACGACCGCAACACTTCTTGGCCTTCTTTCCCGACTGGCACGGGCATGGAAGATTGCGAAGGCGGGAATGCCTCAATGGGTTTTCCCACCCGTTCTCATACAAGCGCCTATACGGTATCGACTGTTCCATTATTCCATCCTCAAGTTAGCCGGTAGGCCAATAGTCCCCACATTCCAAGCGTCGCCAATAAGCTAATCCTGATCGCGTGCCTGAGATCGTCCCTGGATAAGTGCTTCCCGCACCAAAGGGCCAGGAGCAGAAAGATCGAGAGATTGCCCAACATAGAGCAGTAGACGCTCAACCATGCCGTTGCTTCGTATTGCGTCATTCTCATTCCTCGGGAGACTGATCAACGGCTTCGACCTCGTTGGGCCCGTAGGTCTTAAAGCGCATGATCTCGGCCAGAGAGTAGGCGCGTTTGAAGTCCGAAATGCCTCCCTTGCTCTCAATCTTCTCCGAGGCAATTTCGCCGCGAACGCTATGGCCGTTCAGCTTGGAGTAGGTCAGGCCAAGCATCTTCATGGTCATGCCGGGGGAGAAGATGGCCTCGTTGGGATCGATACCCATGGCCAGGCCGGCAAGGGATACGAGGTAACCGAAATGGGGGAATTCAATATTGAGGACGGGCGCTTCCACTTCCGTCCCGTTGGCCACTTCTGGAAAGGTGACCACTAGGCTGGCCTGCTCAAGGTTGAGCTCGAGTGTGGACTCGTCGGGGATGGTTAACTCTTGGGTCTTGGTGACCTTTGTCTTCAGCATATCAAACTCCTTTTTGAGTGGGCGTCATGCCCGCTTCTTGTACTTTAACGCCAAGCTTCTTCATGACCGAGGTCATTGCATCTTTGGCCAAAGAGCCATCGTCCTTCACTAACTCGCAAGAGCAGTCCCCGTGGCCGTCATCAAAGGGGACTATGAGCTCGGCCGTAACTTTGGCCTTGGCATAGAAGTCGAGCGCGTTGATCGCGATGGCCGCGGCCTCGGCAATGTCGGCGTCCATGGTGAGATGTAGCGTGCTAGCCATTGCGGGCCACCTTGCACAGAAGGCACCCCTTGCACGGCCTAATGAGATGGGTTGATCCGATCGATGCAATGCCCTCTTGGACTGCGCGCTCCATGGCTAGTTGCATGGCGGTCGCGAAGACCTCGCCCTTGATGTTGGCCTCGGTCGCGCCTTCACCTGGGACGTTCTCCTTGTGGACCCACCAATGACCGTAGGGAGGTAGTCCCATGTCCTCGAGCAGTTGAAGCGGAATGCACTTGGGGACAAGGTCTCGGGCCTTCTGCAGGTATTCAATCGCAGAAGAGGCTTCGGTGAAACGCTCTTCGACCTTGGATCTGGCAATGGCCTCGATGAGGGCATCTATGGTGAAGATGATCTGCTGCGCTCGACTAACTCGACCTCTCGTCGCCATAGAGTCCCTCCAATCCAATGACCAAGTCCTTGGTCAAAACCGCAAGCGTTTGTTTTTGAATGGGATAAGTGTCGGCCGCGCGTTTTAAGCTGGCAAGCGCAAAAATAAAAATGGCCTGGAGATCAAGCGAACGCAATCACTCCAGGCCCGAACACACGCCGATAAGGCTATATGGCCAAGAGTGACTTGGCAATCCGTTGGCATAAAGAGTAGCAACACGTTGCCCCTGTTTGGGACAGATAACGGCCAGGAGACTCACCTATGAACGCTTCCGAGTTAATCAATAAGCTAGTCAATAAGCTAACCGATACGATCAACGACATGGGCGACATGGAAGTCATTGTGGACTACGACCCTGCTGCTGGATGGTATTCGCTTGATGATGTCGAGATCGTCGTTGAGGGCGGGAAAAAGTTTATCAACCTTGCTTCATCCAACGAAGCATAGGGATCATTCATGCGTTACATACTCACCGCCGCAGAGATGGAAGCGATCATGGAGCAACACCTGGGCAAGAAGGTCATTGGCGCCATTGATGAGTACGCCTTCGAGTCGGTCGATCAGTTGACTCCTGCGGCTACTCCAGATGTCGTCTACCAAGAAGCATGTGATGCATGGGATGCCCAGAGAGAGACCATAGCTCGCAACGGCATTGGTAAAGCGTGAGCAAGCCTCCCAAGTACCCTCGGATCAATTCTAGCGGGCGGCTACCTTATCTAGCGCCCGGCGAGAAGCGACTGTGCTTCGCATGCGACGCAAGCGCCGACCATTTCATCATTATGGAATTCAACATTCTTCGAAGCGAAGACGTCGAGTACCGCGTATGCCAGCAGCACTTAGACGTTGCCATTTTCTATGTTGGATCATTCTTCGACGCGGTTAAAAACAAGTCAGGCATCCCCACCGGGGGCACTCCTGCGCCGACCGAGAAACAAACGGAGCTCATCTAGTGAGTAGAGAAGAATTGGAAACCCACCGCTGTCAGTTTTGCAAGAAGATCTTAAGCGAAGAGAAGGGAGAGACCGACCACGGATGCCTTGATTGCGCTGGCCACATCTTCCTTTACTTGGGCGAGAACGGTGAAGAGGCTTGCGGCCATTGCCTCCATGCCAGCATCCGATCTTTAAACGCTCAGCTGGACGTGGCCGTAACGGCCCTTAAAGGCATAAGGTACACGCCCCTGGACGACAAAACCCCTAGCCGCTTTATAGAGGCCCTTCAAAAATGGAGGCTCGACGCCTGCACGCGCGCCAACATCGCACTAAACAAGATCGATGCCCTCAAAACCCCGGACGCAAAATGATCGAAGTCGAGACTTATATCTGCGGATGCTCCCGGGCGACGTACATCGGCGGATGCCCGATCCACCTTGCCGGGCCCGAGACCGTCAAGACCGTCATTGAGCCTGGCCGTTTCGCAGAGTGCCCGGACTGTAAAGCCGAGAGACCCAGTTCTCCCAACCTAGCCTTCTTTATGCATCAACCACAACGTCCTAAGGACCGCTACTACTGCGGATGCCTAGGCTGGAATTGAAAGGAGTACCTATGTCTTTGACTGCAGATGATCGCACGATTATTAAACCTCTCAACCTAAACAAGGTCGCTCAGGCTATATCAACCCGCGAAGGCGGCAAGATTAACTTAAGCATTGCCCAGATCAAGGAGGTCGTTGCCGAGCTCAACGTTGAGATCTACCTCCAATTCAAGAGGGACGACGGAGAGTGGGATGCCAAGGACTCTGCGGCCCTCGTTCGCCACGCTGGCAGTATGTATCTTGCCGGTGAGAAACGCTTTAAAGAAAAGCTTCGAAAGGCCAACAGTGAAAAGATAAATGCCGCAAGGGCAGAGGCGTTTACTTCGAAGAATTCGGAAAAAACCAAAGCGGCCGGCAAGAAGAAACCCTTGACCAAAAAAAAGAAGGCGTCAAAATAAAGGCCCAAAGGAGTACACTATGGCCAATATCAAACTTGACCCCGACGTAAAAAAGCAACGCCGGATCACCATGCTATCCCCTCATCAACAACGCTTCATCTGCAAACAGGACCGAGCGGGCGTGTTTACGCGCGGACTTGAGGCGCTAATGCTTCGCGCTGGATACAAGTTCCCAAAGCGCAGAAGGGCCAAAGATTAGCGTTTGCCACTCCCAATAAGGTGCAATAGTATGCGCCCTCATTCAAACGGAGGCGCATACTATGATACTGCCAAGCGGTCTTATCCTTCCACGGCCATGCCCGCCCGACTTTAAACCTCACCTTGTCGAGGGCATGACGGACGATACCTATCACGGTATGCATGACCATCTTTCTTCAAGCTGGTTTCGAAAGATCCTTAAGTCCCCTGCCCACTTCATTCAGGAGGCCGTGGATCGTCAGAAGGGAGGCCAGGAGAAGGAAGAGAAGCACGCCCTGCGCTTTGGTCGCGCCGCCCATGCTGCCCTCCTCGAGCCCGAACGCTACAAGGCTTCCTTCAAAGTGATCCCCGACTTCGGAACGATGAGGTCATCCACAAACAGGGACAAGCGTGACCGATGGATCGGTGATCAACCTCCCGGGTCGGTCATTGTTACCGAGGACGAATTCGAGCTATTCAATCGAGGCGTGGAAGGAATGCTCCAGCACAAAGACGCCCGAAGGATATTCGAGGCGGGCGGTCTATTTGAGTCATCCATATTCTACAAGGTGCCCGGGATCGACGTGCTCGGGCGTGTGCGTCCTGACTTGTTATGCCTTGATCCCAAGCGCCTGGCCCTATGGGACTTCAAGACAACGACGGATGTCTCCTATAAAAAGTTTCAAAGCAAGATTGTGGATTTTAGATATGACGTCCAGATGGCCAAGTACAAGCTGGCCATCGAGCAAGCCTTCGACATTGAGCTCAAGATAGTTGGGACGATCGTCATGGAGAGCAAGCCTCCCCACTGCATTGCGGTCTACCCCTTTGATGACAGCGTCCTGGACTACGGTCTTGAAACATTCCAGGCCGGTATCGAGACTCTTTCCAGGTGCATGGACAAGAAGCTATGGCCCGGCGTACAGGAGGATCACGAGACCATGCACCTACCGCCCTGGTTTATTCAGAAGGAGATCCCCAATGTCTAAGGGTAACGAGAAACCAACCGATCTTGTCGAGAGCATTCCTTCTCTTGGCCTCATGTCCGCCGCTGCCCAGGCGCTCATGGCCAAGGAAGTCCGTTCCGTCGCTGTCGAGATGCAGGCCGCTATTATGTTTCCAAGAAGCATGGTCGCCGTTGAAGCCGAGCTCATGGAGCAGTGTGCACGCTACGACGTAGCAGAAGAGGCCTTCTACAAGTTTCCCAAGGGAGGCAAGGAGATCAGTGACCTGTCCATCAGAATGGCGGAGCTCATTGTCCTGACGATGACAAACATCTCCTATGGCTACGACGAGATGGAGCGCACAAAGGATCGTGTCGAGATCCGCGCCTGGGCCTGGGACATGCAGCGCCGTGTGCGTTCATCCAGGACCTTCTGGGTCGAATTTAAAATGACGGCCAACAGTCAGATCAAGCTAATCACCGACCCTCGCGACCAAGGTGATCACGCTGCCAATATCGCCAAGCGGCGCGTCCGCGCGGTCATCCTGGAGATCATCCCGCCGGACATCAAAGAGAAGGTCCGCGTGGCATGCCGAAAGACACTCGCGGCCGGGAAGGACAAGTCGCTATCCCTCGCCGACCGTATCGTTATCGTCATCCAACGCTTCAAAGCGTTCGGCGTTACTCAGTCCATGGTCGAGAAGTACTTTGGACGGCCGGCCGAAAACCTAAACGAGGACGACCTCGTCGAGATGCTCGGGATTGGGAAGAGCCTGAAGGATGGAATGACTCGCGTCTCCGACTGGTTTGCGGTAGGGAAGACTCAGCGTGGGACCAAGGCGGACGCCATGTCCGAAGCCTACGCAGAAGAAACCATTGAGGGGGATCTGTCCGACGATACCCCCCCTGTCGAGGAGGTGACCCTGTGAAGATAATTCAGATGCACGTAAACAACATCAAGCGCATTAAGGCCGTCGATGTAAACCCCAAGGGCAACACTGTTATCATTGGCGGGAAGAACGCCAACGGAAAGTCCAGCACTCTGGACGCGATCGTGATGGCCCTGGGCGGGGCCAAGCACACTCCTGAAAAGCCGGTGAGAGATGGGGAAGAGACCGCAGAGATCCGCATTGACCTCGGCGACTATATCGTAACAAAGCATTGGACCAATCCAACCACGCCCTACTTGAAGCTGGAAGGAAAGGACGGCGCGAAGATAGGAAACGCCCAGACCGTCTTGGATCGGCTTGTGGGGGACCTGTCCTTCGATCCCCTTGAGTACACCCTCATGCCTCCAGATAAGCGCCTACAGATCTTGAGGCGCTTATCCGGCGTTGACTTCGACGCCCTCGATGCCGCCTACAGAGAAGCATACGAGTCCAGGACAGAGGCCAATAAAGAATACTCACGCGTTATCGCCCACCTAAAAACCTTCGACGATGTTCCCGACTCCATACCTGACAGCATGCCCATCGAGGAGATTAGGGCCGAAAGAGACAAAGCAGCCGCCCATAACGAGTCGATCAATCCGGTCAAGGCAATCCTTGGTGACCTGAAGAACAGGCAGTTTAAGCAGGCCCAGAGTGTCGCACATATTCAGTCAGCTATAACGGCACGCAAGCACTCCATAAGAGAAGCCGAAATAAAGATTGAGAATATTCGAAATGAGATCAAGGATCTTGCGAGCAAGGAAGTGCTCGAGCTCAAGGCCCTAGACGAAACTATTGCGACCGTTACTCATGAGCAAGCCAGGGTTAAGTCTCATGTAGCCATCGACCTTAAAGCCTTTGACGCGCAGATCGACGAGTACCACTCACGACTTAAGATCGTCGAGCGCGCCATCCAGAAGCACGCTGTAAAAACCAATGCCGACAGTTGGGCAATGACCAAGGATGCCAAAGATGAGTTGGTCAAGGAAGCCGTCGAAAGACGAGCGAAGGCCATAGCAGATGCCCCGCTCCCCATTAAGGGATTGTCGATCACCGAGACAGGGAAGGACGTGCTGTATGAGGGCATCCCATTCGGCCAGCTCGCCAAGAGTGAACAGATCCGCGTGTCGTTCGCCATGGCCGTGGCGACCAATCCAAAACTACGTGTGGCCTTGATCCGGGACGGCTCGCTCTTGGATAAGGAAGGCCTGGAGGCGATCAAGTCGCTTGCCGAGCACCATGACTATCAGGTTTGGATCGAGCGCGTAATGGATGGCCCAGAGAGCGGCGTTGTCTACATCGAAGACGGGAGCAGCATCGATGCTTAGGGCCTACCTCGCCGCAGTTGGAGTCCTTCTCCTTGTGGCTGTCTTTATGGCCGGACACAAGGCGGGACGGGCCCAGGAGCAATGGTCTCATGAGGTAGGTTTAATGAGAGAGACCTGGACGTCAACCACACGCTCTGCCAAGGTCGTGATCGAGCGTCGCCCTGGACTCTCTCAGCTTATCGTTTACGAGAACGACAGGGTTAGATTTTACTTCTCCAAAAACGAGGGGCAGGAATGATTGAAGTCGTAATCGTTCTAGGGAGGGGGGCCGTCGGTATTAGCTGCGAGATGACCAAGGACGCTAGCGCCAAAGCAGGTGAGTTCCCGGCCCTTGTATTTAGCGAGCTGGCCCATCCTTGGCCTATCGGATTCTCTGCTCAGAACATCCCCGTAAAAAGCCAAGTCATAATTGTCATCGAAAGCCTTGCCGCCCTAGATATCCTTCAAGGTAGAATTGACTCAATACGGGATGCGTTTTCCAGGCGAGACCTCGAGGCGAATCCTAGATGACAAGGAGGACCTCATGGCCTGCGCTCTATGCGAAAAGGATGACCCTCTGTACTGCTCCCAGTGTCACCGCCCCGGATGCCCTTCCTGCTTGGCGAATGTTGGCGACGGCGTTTTTATATGTCACTGCCATCGGCGCGCCCTAGTCGTGGCACCTTCACGGCCAACCGATCCACCGAAGGACAAAACCCCAAGGGTCATATCCGGCTTCGGACTAAGAGAAGAGGGCCAGGAGTTGAGCTCGCTTCAGAATGACAAGCTAATATGGCTTATGAACAGGACATGGTTGCCCAAGCAATTCACCGATGCTTGCTGGCAGATTGTTAAATCAAGACGTGATAATGGGCTGAAGCATGCGAGACGTTGAGAGGGATAGCGACGCCTGGGCCAATCCAGGGGACGCGCTAGTGTGCGCCAAGTGCAGCGAGATGATCGCGGTCTTTATTAAAAAAGCATTTTTGAAACAGCGACCGAATGTCGGCATGTTCCACTCGGATCTAGCACAAGGGCCCTGGAAGTCAGGGGACGCCATGCGCTGTCGAGGATACGGATGCGGGGCCCAGTGGTATGCACCGGGCGGCTTCACAATAAGGAGAAGATCATGATCGAGCGCACTACCCCTATCAAACTGTTACCCCTACAAGAATTCGTCAACATGGGCGCGCTCCAGGAGATTAACCGACAACTGCTTCACCTGATTGGCCTAGAGATGGTCGTAACAGCTAGCGAAGAGAGCGCGGATCTTGTCAGCATAAGCGTATCAGTTCGGGACCTTCGGCATCTCAAAGGAGGTGCAGCATTTGGAGAAGGCAAGCTATGCCCATTCAAGCACAAGGTTATCGACGACATGATAAGTGAGCGAGGAGAGGATAGACTGCAAGCGTTTGGCTCTTTAGAGCAGCCGGTAACCATTCAACACGTTGCCAGGAAATGCCACTTGTCCTAGGATAATTTCAAGCGGCCATGGGAAGCTTCTCTTTGAAGTCACTTAAAAATCTGTCTCAACTATTTTTTAATTCCTATGGTCGCTCACAATCAACACAGGGATGCGCATGACGAGGATTGGCGGAAGGAATGCCAGGGCCGAGGGCGAAGCGTTTGAATGCAGAGTAGAATACCAGGCCCTCTTCTTTGGCTTCGCCGTTGTCCACATGCCTCCAGGCGGCCGGCACGTTCGCTCGGGATCAGGTGTAAAAATTATTCCGCAGAAAAACCCTTTCGACTTTGTCATCTCCAAGCGTGCGCCAACGTGCACCGTGTCCATCTACTTCGACGCCAAGACCACGGCTGGTAACACTTTCGCCTTTAGCGCCATCAACCAAATTCAGATCAGCGAGCTACTGCCACTTGAGCGTGTAGGCAATCGCGCCGGTTATCTCATCTGCTTTAGAGCAAGCGGATTGGTCGCGTTCCTGTCGGCGTCCAAGCTTGCATCCCTTCGCCCTGGAGAGGGATTAAGACCCGAGGACGGACTTGCACTTGGGACTAGCATGCAGATGGATCTTCTACCTCTGCTGTCTTGACCGAATAATTTTATTGTCTTAGTTTCTGATGGCCCTTGGGAAGTCGCCAAGGGAGATCAAGTGGGGTTTGGGAGTTCTTAGCACGGTCACTCTCAACCCTCATGATTAACCCGCATTGCTTATTAAAAAAAACGCCAATAAACATTATCCGAAAGGAGAGTCTATGCTGATCGTCGAGCCATGCCCATGCTGCAAAGGTGAGGGCGTCGGATGCTGGAGATGCTACGAGACCGGGAAACTTGAGATCAAGATCTCCGAGGTCGCACGAACGGAAGATGAACAGCTTGCAATCGATCTTCACAAGCAAGCGCAGGCGTACATCCGGGCGGAGTGGGCAGACTTCCCAACCGCAACGAAGGACTTGGTCATGATCGCCTACAAGGATGGATACATGCACGGCCGCCAAGCGCACAAGGAGCACGACCAGTGAATGACCCAGTCCTCACGTTCGGCAAGTACAAGGGAATGAAATTATCCCAAGTCCCACCCGGCTACTTGCTATGGCTCCTAAACGACTACAGGGGAAACAGTCTTAAGCGCGAGGACCTTGAGGCGCTGGCCAATAAGCGCAAGCTTGTCCACAAGGGGATATTTTGGTCGGCGAAACCAAGGGCACCAAGGCCGCAGAGTAAATTCACCAAAGATGTTCTAGATGATTTTCTTTTTGATTTAAAAAGCTAGAGAGCGGTTGAAGTCATTTCGAATTTTGCCCCATTGCTCAGGACGATTAATCCCTCACGCTGGCCCCAAAGTGCGACATCACTTCACCCGCTCTCTGTACCTATTTTAATACCAAAACCCCACCGCCCCTATGACTATTACATGACCCAAGTCCCTATCAACACTGGGCTAAAAAACGGCCTCTCGAATGGGCTTAGCCCACTTGACTCCTAAGCCATTGGATTTAATCCCCTCTCAGGTGGACTACTTCTATTCGATTTTTCGCCATCTAGTCCGACCTCGAATAACCACGGGAGCAAGTACTCTTGCCCCGTGGCCGCAAGCGCCCGCAGGGGCGCGCGCGAGGCATGACATGTAACCTACATTTTCAAGACAAAAAAGATCCTCTCCTGGACCCACCATGATTTTTGAAAGACCTTCCCCGTCCTCGCGACAGTGCCGGTCAAAAGCGGCTTACGCTTGAATGAAGCTTCCTTGCTTCTGTTTCGGCGTCCCTATATTAGGGCGTATTGTGGGCCTTCCGGTGGAGACTTGGCCTCCATCTCACCGTGCTCAATCACGATGTCCTGGGTCTGCATGCGGGCTCTCCCCGCATGGCGACTCTTTTTCACGGTCCCAAAACTCGCAGAGGCCCTGTGTTCGAGGGCTTGCAAGCACTTCAATACGCGTCCCCGCCAAGATGGAAATTTTTTTCTTGAATAGGTGGATAGACAGGGTTAGAAGGGGCACCGTTGGTCTGGCCTTGACAAAAATGTTTCGGCGGCCGACAATGTTTCTCGTGCCCGTCTCGGCACTCGTTCAGAAAAACCCCTCACGTGTCTTGGCGGACCTTGGTGAGGGGTTTTTATTTTTAAGGCTGCATCTCAATCAAGCAACAAAATTAATCGGCCTACGCGACGTCAAAGACGACCTTGCATGTGCAAGTGCGCTACCGCACCGTTCTCGCGCGTAAAGTCAGAAGAGTCATCGGGAATCCCGCATGCGCCGCCCTGGACAAGTGGTCTAACGGGGAGCGAATCGAAGTCCACAATGCCCTTATCGTGCGCCTCCTGGACTGTCAGACAGTCTCCCGCGTGCTCAAAGATGATCGCCCTAGGCTTCTTGTCACTGAGAGCGAATGCGCCCCTTAGGACGGCGTGCTCTTTGTTGATGTCGATCAAGCAATCATCCACGTCATCCGTCGTCCATCCGACGACCGAGGCATCCGCCGCGCCACGCTTCAGGTCTTCGTCGGCGTGAATATCTGTCGCCGACACGCCCTTAATTCGTTTAGACAAGATGCGCGTCCAAAGAACAGGAAGCTCGCGCGCAGCAGCGAAGTCTAGGTAGCTGCAGCATATAGGTAGGAGGTTTCGCCGAACGCTCACCCAGTCCTTTGGATCAACGCCCTTCTTGTGAGGGCTCGCCCTAAGGCGCACGATCATGGCCGCCGCTTCATCGTCAGATACCTTGCTCATGGGGCCCTCCTTGGCCGTGATGATAGATGCTAGTGAATTGTCGGGTCGGGGATACCGAGCCGTGCACGCTGCTCCTGCATGGAGGCCCTAAGCCCGGTCGAGACACTTGGCCTAGACTCCGCGGCCTTAAGCCATGCGGCCCATGCCTGTCTCTCTTCTTCGCTGGCCTTGTCGCTCGCGATGTATTTCCCAATCCAGTGGATTGCTAGTTTCATCGCGGCCTCGCTACCGATCCATCCGAGGATCATTGTCAGAATTGAAGTGACCATGCGGCCTCCTACTTTAGATTTACTTTATCGTAACCGATCATGGTCAAACGATGCACACTTCCACTCGCTGCTTTGAAATAATAAATGCAGCGGCCACTCGCCACTGGGAACTGGAAGACTTCTCCTTCCTTTTCTCCCGGGCTTCCGAGTGGGCAATTTTCGGTAGGTGATATTTTTACGCTCTCCAGGAATTTAATTTCCTGGGTAGTTCCGACCTTGGCCTGGCAGATTGATGACCCGTAGGACGGGAGCACGTCGCCTGAGCACAAGAGCTCGGCGGCAAGCTTGAGCCAAGGCTCTTTGAGATCCACGTACGCCCAGGAGTTAACTCCGCCCTTGTTGCCGCCTTCGAATATGAGTGGACACTCGGACTTCTCCAAGCGGTTTGGTCGGTACTCGAATTCGATCTCTCTCTTCTTCACGATCTTGCGCTTGAATATCCCGAGCACTCTTCTGGTTTCCTTGACGGCCATGTCATCGTTGTCGAAGGCATCCTTAGTAGGCTCATCCCGGTGACAATTGCTAAAGCTAAAATAGTCTAGGTCTCCAGGGGCATAGACGTGGATCTTGAAAACGTCCTTTGGTTTTCCCTCGCCCCCCATCGTGTTTACAATTCCCACCCCTGGGATTGTCTGGCCGTCGATCTTTACGACCATGTCGTGGCGATAGATCTCGTCCCGTACCGCCGACGTGGGCGCGCTTGTTGACTGGCATGCTTGCAGTGAAAGCATGAATAAGAAGCAGGCGAAGAAGAGAATTGATGCAGTAAAGTTTTTAAGATTGGTCATGATTGGCTCCTTGAAAATAAAAAGGGCCGGACTCACGCCCGGCCCCAGTGCGTGACAGACCCGCCGGTCCTGAGTGGATTAACCGACCTTGCCGTCTTTGTTGAAGTCAAAGACCTTAGCAAGGAGAAGCTTGGCCTTAGGGATAAAGCCGGCCACGAAGTCATCGATCTGACCAAGCACGCCCTCATCGCTTGCGGCGGCGGCATCTGCCAGGAAGTCTAAGACGATGTTGGTCGCCTTTTCGCAGTCCTTCTCCAGCATGGGGATGCCTTCGGCCTCGAATTTAGCGACTAGTTTTTTGACGTCGTATGCTTCTTTCAGATCGGTCATGATGTCCTCCTTGGACAAAAAATTAATGAGTACAAAGTTTAGGTCTTGTTTGATCTTGAGTCCAGACGGCATTCCTTGGACCTTCCTGCACACTTGTCTAGCCGCTTATCGAAACGCTTCTCACTGAAAATCCGGTGCGTGAATATGACAACCGTCAAAGCAAGTAACAAAACCAGGTGTTCCATTTTAAGGCTCCTTATTTGTCACCGCGCCATCCTCCAAGACCTTTAAGATCCTGTCCCATCGGCGCTTGTCGGCGTACCACTTGTCTGCGAAGAGCAGGAGGTAGGCGACGATTGGGAAGCCGACCGTTTTGACGGCCTCCAAAATAAAGCTGGCATCCTTGCATCCGACTTCTCCCATCAAGCCCTCCATGGCCCTTTAGGTTATAGCTCTTTAAAATATCCACGCTTCAACTGGCATGCAACGCCCGGGGCCGAGTAGCACTTGCTCAAGTTTTTGGGATACTCCAGCATAATGATTGGCTTGCCCTTTCCGCCGTACGCGTCCATGTACATTCCGCATTCCTTGTAGCGATAGTGATTGCAGGACTCGATATAGATCCCGTCAAAGAACGGCTCCAATTCCTTGGCCATCTCGCCTGAGTTTTTCTGCATGATGGCCAGGCCTCTATCGTGGGCCATCTGTGCTAGCTCGATCATGGCCTCGATGTTCTCCTGCTTGGTGATCTTGATGCCGTTCTCTTCCTTGTTGCTCTCGGTGTCCATGTTGTCTAGCTCAACGGCGTCCGCTCCGAAGGATCTGCAGGCCTCCATCCTCTTGCCCAGGAACGCCTTAAGGGACGGCTTGCGAGGATCTCCCCAACGCTCATCTGGCCAGTCTTCCATCACCTTACCCATGGCATCCCGTGGAAACTGATCGGCGTCCTCTTGATAGACTGCCCATCCCACTGACGTGTAGCACACGACTTTGGCACCAAGAGAGTGGGCGTAAGCAACGGCCTCTTTCCCGTTTTGGGGCCCGTTCTCATTAGTCCAAAACTCTTCGAGCTCCATGGTGACAATGTCCACCTTGCGAAGGTTTTTCTTAAGCGTCTTGATGTCACCGTAGTGAAGGATCTGGAACGATTTCGCAGGGCCGGGCTTCCAATACGATGTGACCGGCGGCTCTACCGGGCCAGGAGTTGGAATAGGTGCAGGTTCTTCAGGCTTGGTCGGACGTACTTCAACTTTTCTCGCAACGACTTTGACCGTGTGAATATCAACGGCCACGCCTTTCCTGACCGCCTTAAAGACTATCTCTGCAGTCCCGCCTTTGGAGTAGGTCATCACAACATAGCCCGGCTCGGTCGAGCCAAAGATGGGCGGGTCTACGTCGAAGTCACGCCCCTTGCCGCCGGCCCCGCTGACGACCAATTGTGTACCGTCAACCTGGCCAAGGTCTTCTAGGTTGTGGTCGTGTCCTGAAAAGTAGATGTCCACAACGCCCAGGATGTTTTGCTCAAGGAAGTCTTTCATCATGCCTTGGGCGTTACGGTGCTCGCCGCTGGACATGTAGGGATGGTGGCCATAAGCAACAATCATCAATGCGCCATTAGTGCGGCATTCCGAAACCCTGGCCTTGATCCATGCGGCCTGAGTGTTGGCGTAGTCCTCATAACCCCTGACGATCGGATCGGTATCCAGGAAGATCTGGCACAACTGCCCGCGAAGATCTGCCCAGTACAGGTCAGGAGAGTTTAGGTGCTTGTACTTCCCGGACTTGTGGATCTTGCGCCACGCGCCCGCGTCTTGTAACCAGTCGTGGTTTCCAAGCGCCGGGGAAAGTGGGATGCCTAGAGTTGAGTACACGTTGTAAAAGTGGGAGAGAAACTTTGGGTCATCTTCATTTTTTAGGCCGTACTCGTAAACGAGGTCACCCGTGAAGGCGACCTCATCCAGTCCTTGGCCCTGGAGAGTCTTCGCGACGGCCATCTGCTGAGATCCGCCCGTCCCCATATCGCCGACGACTGCGACTTTATAAGTGCCAGCCGCGCTTGCGTAAATGAAGATGGGAAGCGCCAAGGCCACAAGCGATATCGCCGAGGACTTGAAGACGTTTCTCTTGACCCAGAATTTAGCTAGCTTAAATAACTCTTTTAATTTTCTCATAACTAATCAATGCCTCCGATCCTGTGAATTGAGCACCTATTGGCCGCCGGTAATGAAATGTTTTGATTGACTCCAGAGTCTTGAAATCCGACAAGCTGCAAGGTGTCCCCCGTCACTAGACTCTCTTCAGTGAAGATCGGGACCGATTGCTCTCTTGAATTGATCCCAGTGCTTGTAAAAATAAAAACATTTTGAGCAACGTTTGATCCATTCTTCCGGATGTATGCTTGAATTCCCTCACCTGCAGCGAAATCAGATGACTGCGTTATCGTCATCATGCAAGACATGGAATACTTCCCGGCCATCGGAGCAGTGAAAACCCATCCCGACCCGGTCGTAACAGCGCCATGGTCATCGTAAATCTTGCTCTCAAAATCAATGACCGTTAACGTGCTGGTAGGGATAACCTGACCTGAAGCAGTCCCATAGGATGCTGAGACAACGCGACTTGCAGCCAACGCTTGATGGTCTGCTGTTTTGATAGCGGTCAGGTAGGTCCCTACTCCAGAGACCACAAGATAGCTTGCGTCCACTGTCGAGTCGATTGCGACCTCGAGATAGTCCCCCTTCTTCATGGGGATGCTAGTCGATGGTATCCCCACAAAGCCAAGGCCAGATCCCGGGATGGTAATTTCGCCTTGGGAAATGATCACTCCGTTCTTGTAAACGTACGCGTCTACTACTTCACCGGGAGTAACGTTGAATACGGTAACAGATCCGCCAACGTTATAGATGCCTGACTCGGTAGCCGTGCATCGGTACAAGACGGGATCGCATTCCATCCCTTGAACGAATGCACTTTCGACAGTGGCGCTGTCCAGGGAGACGAATACCGCGCTGGCAGTTCCAATGCTTTGGTTGGCAGAGAGTGTCCAGCGCGCGCCCACCTGGCCAAAGCCGGCCTCGGATGCCATGGCCGTGGTCGGAGACCATCCACTGATAGGGATGTTGTAAAGGCGGATGCTGATCTTATCGGTTGCGTCGAAGCTATATGGAGCGGTTGGAGTTATCGGTGCAGAAGTTGAAGTCCCATTGTTATAGAGGATATCGAAGGACCCACCACTATTGAACGAGACAGCCCCAACGTTTGTATTGGATGAACCCTCGTCCCTTGATGCGGCGAAGCCTCTAAAGTTTGAGGCGTTCGGGCCTGTATAAGAGATCTTTGATGTATCAACGGAGAATGGAAGGGTTACCTGCAATGAGCTTCCTGCGGGAGTCCCTGTGTTGGTTAGAAGGATGTCAACATCCGCAAGGTCTCCGTGCCTAGTATAGAAGGCCGTGACTGCTGTGTTAGTCCAGTTTGTTGTTACTCCCGGAAGCGCCAGGGTCGCAGTTTGGATTGCGCCCGAGGTTGTTGATGCCTTGGAAACTTTGACCTCATCAATCTGGTACGTGTAGGCCAAGGCACTTGTGCTTGCTACGTGGAAGGCCAGCTTGTAGTCATTTCCAGTGGGAGAGGTTTGAAACTCAATTGGTTTTTGATGCGCATTGATGCCTGCGGTGACCTGAGTTGGAACGGGCTCGATGACTTCGCCGGTGTCTTCATTGATCAGATAAGCGCGAATATCACCCAAGGCAAAGGCCGTTGAAGACTTCAAAATAAAGCGAACAGTCATCACGTTCCCGAGACTGTCGCCCGGTTGGAACTGGATAAGATCAATGGCGCACCCTTCACCTTGTCGGTTGGCAGCGTCCTTGGTGATGATCAAGTCCGCTGTGTCGTATATGGGAGCACTGGTATTTCGCGTACAGGTGAGGGTTGGAGCTCCGCCCGATGCGTCCACCGGGGCCACGCCGGCCGCGTCCGCATAGGCGGTCACGCCCGAAGCATCAATCTCAAAGTTGAAGTTTTCGACGTAGTTCCTTGCGTCGCCTCCTCCTGACCCAGACCCCATTTCGAATTCATTAACGCCGTCATTGGAGAAGACCCATGCCAGCTTGGCCTCATCCCATTGAAGGTAGGGGTCAGTTACGCCTGACCTGTTCCCAAAGAAGGTCTTGTCAGAGTTGGCATTGTCACCGAAGAAAATGCTGTTTCCCTTAAGAGAAGAATTCCCCGTAACTCCCAGGACGCCATCGACGTTGAGATCCCCGTCGATATCTGCATCGTCCAAGAGATGGAAGTCGTCCGCCTCGAGGTCGCCGGTGACTGTGAGGTCACTATTCCACGTCATGAGGTTGGTTACTGCGTCCATGCTGAAACGCTTATTCCCGGCACCGTCCCCGGTGTTAAAGATAAGCTGCTTCGCGGCCGTGGTGCTAGCGCGCCCAAACGTTGACGCGTCGGTGTTTTCTACTAGGGCCCACGCCTGCGTGTGAAGCAGAAGCGTGAGCAAGATCGCTGTTACTTGCCTTGTCATATTTTACTCCTCAATGATGGTCGATACTTCGTTGTTATTGGTCCCGAGCATTGACACCGGATCGGTCCCGCTATTGCTTGCGTACAGTCCAAAGACCATATTGTTTTTAGACCCGACTGCGAATTCCAAAGCCTTGTCACCGCCGCCGCTAAATCCAATGAAAGTAGGATTGTACACCCTAACGTTTTGGCCCTCAATCACTAGGCCCTTTGTGGCCGATCCGCCCTTGGTGATCGTTGCTTGCGGTTTAAAGTTTATGATCTTGCCGTTGAATGTATTGGGCAAGACGATGTCAGCGGTCAGGACGATGGGGGAGATGACCCAGATGTTCTTGATGTTCGCCACGTTACCATCGGCAAGAAGGGCGGCGAAGCTGGCATGGGATGAGCCGGACGTTGCCCCTATCACCGCGTCGGTTATTCCGTTGAGGCCGTCCACTCTGTTTTCGAAGTAGGCGATCCAAAGATAAGTCCACTTGTGAAGCCAGTTAAACCACTGGTAGGGAGGCTTTTCAGCAATCCATCCAACGGCCTGCTTGCCGACACTGGGAGTGAGAACGTCGGCACCTCCGCCCGTTGCCCACTCAGGTTTCTCTACTGGTTTAGTTAGCCATGCCATATATGCTTCTCCTTATGATATGCGTAAGAATTTTCTTATGATGCCCATATGATTTTCCTTAGAATATTGAGACTAAAAATCCGCCTACGCTTGGATCATTGGCGTCGCCAAAGCCCCGCCCGTTTGGGTCAGGATCGCCCAGGAAGACGAATGGGTTTCCGGGGGCCGTAGTGAAAAGGTCAATCGCCACGCCGGCCGGGCACGCCCTGCGGACGGCATCCTTGATGTCGTCAACGCTGCCAATGGGAACGCCGCCAACCGAGGTTAGCTGTAACTTCGCAGGGAAGATCTCATTGAGGGATACATAGGTCGGCTGAGTAAAGATGCGGAAGACTTGGATCATGTCCTCGGGCGTACCCTTGGAAACGTTTACGGCGACCTCTCCAAGAAGAACTAGACGATAATCGCTGTCTGACAATCCGTTTCGGGCCCTGTTTAAGACGACGCCCCATGCATCCAGTTGGGCCCCGACCGAGTCGTAAATAGAACGCTTGTCCCGAAGGTCAATGAAGACCGTCTCGAGCTCTTGGATCTGGATAAGCATCGGGACTAGAAGCGCCTCAAGGTTGGGCAGGTCTTTGTACTGCTCCCTGAGGCGGGCCAGTGCGACTTCCTTATGATTGCTTATCTCGGTTACATTCACGGGATCACCGTCACGACAATCTGAGTGTCTGGGTCAGAGATGCGCGCGACCTCGTTGATCGAGATGACGACGTTATCATCGTCGTCCAGCGGAGGCGCGGGAGTTGTGTCGATGCCGATGCGCACGTCCTCGATCCCTGGTATTGAGTTTATGGAAGCAATAAGCTTCGGATAGACGATAACACTTTGGCCAATTCTTAGGCCGTTAACGAAGTCGGCCATGGCCGTTCGGACTAGATCATCCCCCGTGGCAGGCCACTCGGATGTAGGCGAAGTGTCCTTGGTTATCTCTACCGTGATGTAGACCTCGATCTCGTCGGGCCTTGAGAAGTTGACGGTCTGGACTACGCCTTGGGAGTCCGTCACGCTGACGGCAATGTCCCCCATGGTCTTGATGCCGGCCGGTTTGTTGAGCCAAAGAGCATCACCAATGTCCTGATTGTCGCCGCCTTGGACAAAGCACTTGAATGAGTGCGGGTCTAGACCGTTCCCGTCCACTAGGTCGGTGACGTTTTCAAACACGATCACCTGCTCGACATCCAAGACCTCGAGGAGTCGCGCGCGGATGGCCTCAACCGTTGCACTCCCCGCTCTTTGAAGGGACTGAATACGGCGGACCCTGAAGTCTCCGTCAGTCTCGGTATTGCGACCGAGGATCGCTTCTTCAATATTCAGGACGCTGTCTAGGCCTGTTACAGGGGTTTCAATTTCGGTCAAGGAGAAGGCCGGGGCGGAGGTTGGGCCTGTCTGCTCGGCCTCACAGTCAACCGTGCCTTGAGGTACGCCGGCCTGATCCTGAGAGATTGTTATGGTCACGGGGTTGGACATGTTGGTCAGAGTGTTGTTGGCCGAGACCATGAGCGGGATATCCACCTTGCCGAGATTAACAAGGAAGCCGGCCCCGAAAGATCCGGTCACGCCCAGAGATGGCAGTTTGTTGAGCAGTGGATGCTCATCAAGGATGGCCAAGATCTCTGCGGCCGAGTCGTCGAAGTTGATCACGTCGGTCAGTATGCCGCCGAACGACAACCGAAACTGCCCAGAGTCCGGTGTCAGGGAGAAGCTAATCTCTTGGATCTCGTTTACGCCCACCGCAAGGATGACAGCGGACAACGTTGCGAAGCGGGAAGAGGAGTCACCCGCTACCGAAGCGACCGTGCCCGCAGGGATCACTTCGCCCGAAGTCCCGAACAGGTGAACGTCTCGAAGAAGTGAAGCCTTGGCCCCGAGCCTAGTTAGTCCCGAGATGGCGGCGATGTTGTCCAGGGACACGCCCTCGGACGAGTCAGGATACTGCGAGTTGTAAACGTCCTCGGCCAGTTCCCAGAGGTCGGCTTCGCGGTCGGCCTGGAGGCCCACAAGTTGAGCGAAGACCGACTCTGGCAGAAGGTTGATGCTCGCACCAAGGGTCGTCCTTAGTGCGTTTTCCATCTCCGTCTTGATGTCCGCAAGCCTCTTCCTGACAAAGCCCTGATCTGTTACGCCAAACGCCATATTAAACTCCCAGTGTCTCGTTAAATTCTACGTTACCTTCGATTGATCTCACTTCCCCTGAAACAATAAGTGCCCGATCTTGCCGGTCGTAGCTCATCTCAAAGGACAAGACCTCGATAACGCCCGGCGTGTTTGAGATGCGCTCAATGAAGATCGCCTCGATGTCGTTGAGGTTGGCAATCTTCTGCCCAAGGATCTGCTGGAAGTAGGGCGTGCCATCTGAGAGGTCGAGAAACCACTCCCCGACGAATGCCTTAAGCCTCTGCGACAGGCGCTGCTTGGTCGCGTCCGCTCCAGTCGTCAGCGATAGATCCCCGTTCGCGATGACGAGATCCCCGGTCTGCTCATTAAGCTTTAGGTCGCTCATTTAATTTTCTCCGTTAGGATGACTGCATCGTTTTCGCCCAGGCCTGTGATGGGGGCATTCAGCGAGTCCTCGAAAGTCCCTGGCAGGATCGAGATGTCGCTGGCCATCAGTTCGATGTCGGCGTGATCCTTGATCTCGTTAATGATCTCGTTCGCAATCGCCTTCCAGTAGGTGAGCGCAATCGCCTGCTCTCCTGGAGTGAGCAATCCCCAACTTGGACTTAGTCCCTGGATTGCCGTGACGATGGCCGTTGCAAGCCTGTCCTTATTCATTGCCATATTAGGTCCCTTTCAGGTTTTGAAACTTAGTCTTGAGTAGGTTGAACTGGATAAGGTAGTTGGCAATAAAGTGCTGCGGCCCAAGCGCGGTGAAAACTTCCGCGTCAATGAGAAGCTGGACTAGTTCGATCATCAAGGTTAGCAGTTCGTCGCCGCCAACCTTCTCGAAGCGAAACTTTCCGCCGTCGAAAAGATCGATCCGGGTAGTTCCATTCTGGAGACGGAGCCTGTCGGATGTTGCTTCAGGCGAAGCGTGGGCAAGATCGTACCCGCCGGGGATTGCCCAGGCGTCGGTCAGGTGAAACTTGCGAGGGTCGGCCGGATCAACAACGCCGCCCCGGGCCTTCCAAACGTCCAGAGATCGCTCAGAGAAGACAAGCATCACGCTGTCGCCCTTCTCGAGCGGCCAGGTCATGGAGGTCTTGCCCCCGCGCGGGAAGGCCACTGGCACCTTCACGATGACAGGAAGATCTACGGCGCTTGATGTCCCCTCATACTTCCGCTTAAGGGATGGTTTTACGGTGACCGAGTTAGTGGCCTTATCATAGGCCTCAACCACGGCCGGCATCGAAACGTGAAGATCAAGAAGGCGGGAGTTGATGGCCGCCATGATCACTTCGGCGAAGGTCGGCGTACTGTTAGACATAAGGTATCGCCTCCACTGAAGTCATAAAGTCTTTGTCGAAGTTGTCGCCCTTGTGGACCACTCGCTGAGCAACGAAGATGCCAGAGATAGTTCGGCTCTCAATGATCACCCGCTTCCCCGGGGCGATCTTTGGCTGGAGCAGGCAATCAAACTCGATGCCCTTTTCTTTCTTCTTTGGGATGCGAAGGAGCCCGGTGTTTTGGCTTAAGAAAACGGCCTCTTCCCTAGTCGCCCCGCCGGCCTTAACAATCTGGATTGCGTCGTCCTGAATGCTCCATTCAAGTCCGGCCTTCTTAGTGAGCTCATCCATGTGCGCGCGTGAGAGACCTGAAAGAGTCAGGCCGTTGAGGATAGACCCCGGGTCAATGGCAGAGAGGTCTTTGATCGTCTTGCCAAACGTGGCGGCCATGCTTGTGAAGACATCCTTGAGAGACGTTCCCTCGGAGAAGGTAACGTTGATGTTGCTCTCCTGGTATGCCTTCTGGCCGTCGCCCACTTCAAAGTTGGTTATGAAGTCGGCCCCCGACTGCTCGGTCCATCCGCGCGTGATGTCTCCCTTGAAGAGGTCACCAAGCTGCGTTCCATACCCGGCCGACAAGACTAAATAAATATCCTTCTTTTCAACATCCGCACGGGACTCACGGGAGAGGTTATAGACCGCGACCTTGGCGCGATTGACGTACGCCTCGGGAGTCTTCTCGATCTCAAATGAAACCCTAAGGCCATCAAGGCGCTTGCCCGCCTTGCCCTTCTCACCAAAAATGATGACCGCCTTCCGGTCGTATAGGGCCTGACTCATGAGTCGTCCCCATAGATAAGCAGCACCCTCGCCCCTAGGTCATCCTCACCCGGGTCTTTCCCCTGGTTGGCCGTGTCGATGCAGAAGAATTCCCTAGGGGGAAGGCCGGGCTTAAAGAAGCGCGAGATGAGCGGGAAGCCTTGGAAGAGCCGGATGCCCATGAGCATCGGAGTGCCAATCTCGTCCGCAATATCCATCGTCCATAAACCGGCCCGTCTGCTCCAGTTGAAGCTTAGTCCATAGATCACGCCATCTAGCGTTATCTGGAAGTTGTATGAGGGGAGGTCTGACCTAACGGGTAATGTTTCAAACGCCATTTTCTACCTCGGGTATGCACTCTGCGCTAGCTTCCAAAGGACGGAGCCCTTCTCTTGGATCTTGTCACCGGACGGCGTAGAGGTCTGAGTGCCAAGCTTCGCCTTGGCCGCGGCCCCGGATGCGGCCGACCTCTCCAGGTTTTTGAGCAGCACGGTCTGCCCGATCACGATGCGGATCTCTTTGAAGGTCGCAACAAACTTAAGTCCCGTACCCTCGCCCGCGCTTCGGGGAGTGCTTAGGTTGATCATGATCATGTTGTTGTAGGCCTTGCGCTTGGTCACGACCTGCACCTGCTGCTTGGCCGAGAAGATGTCCTGGAGGATCTGATAAGCGGTCTGGGAAGGATCGGCTGACTGACTCAGGAGGCGCGCTCCAAGCTTGCCGGCCGTGCTCCCTACCAGCGCCCCTACTTGTGGGCCAAAGCCGCTAGCTAGCCTTCCACCGGCATTCACGCCCGCCGCTGTAAACAGACCTTGCACCGACGAGGCCAGAGTCAACGGCGCGTCGGACATGAAGCCGGTCACCGTGATGACGGCCGGCTTGGTACGCGCATGGTCGGTTACATCAAGCC